CGCTGCAGCACCGAGGCAAGCGGGTGCTGCGACCGCGGGTCGTCGTCTACGGCGTGCTACTCGCCCTCCTTTGCGCAGGCTTCGTCGCCGCCCTGACGATGCGCAAGCCGGTCGGTCTCGATGTGCTGCACGACCGCAACACGCTCTATCGCCGCCTCGACTCCGGCGGGATCGAAAATGTCTACCTGCTCAAGATCATGAACAAAGGCGGCAGCATGCGGGCCTTCCGGATCTCGCTCGATGTCGACGAGGGGGACGATGGCGACCACGAAAGCCGGCGATATCGGCTCGACCCCGCGGATCCGGTGTTCACCGTCGCCCCGGGCGAGGTCTTCAACGCCGCGGTCCGCGTCCGTAGAGACGGCTGGACCGATGAGGGTACGACGACCGGACTGCATTTCGTCGCGACCGCCGTCGATGATCCCACCTCACAAGCGCGCGCCGAAGCGCGGTTCTTCGCACCCAAGGAGTGACCGATGGACGCCACCGTACCCGCCGATCCGCTGCACACCCGATGCCGCGCCAACCCCGCGTTGTGGGCGATGATCGGCATCCCCGCAGCCACGGTGGTGGCGAGCGCCATCACCCTGATGATGGCGTACGGCGGCGCCGAACCGGAACTCCCCGCTCGTTACGCTTGGGAAGGCGCCGCGCTCGACCAGGACATCGCGCGCGCCTCGCGGGCCCGTGAGCTCGGCTTGGGCGCCGAACTCGGGTCGGTCGAAGGTGACAGGGTCGTCCTGCGGCTCACACGCGGCGCGGCCCCGCTCCAGACCGCGCCGCAGAGCCTCACGCTGCACCTCACGCACACCACACGCCCCGCCTCCGACCGAAGCGTCACGCTCACTCGGTCAGCGGGCAGCGACCGCTACGAAGGGCGCGTGGGCCGCGCTCTGCCCGCTGCGCGCTGGCTCGTCCAGCTCGACGACGACCGCGGCGAGTGGCGGTTGCGCGGCCGCCTCGAGACACCGGGCGGCATGGCGCGCCTCGGATACTGACGGATGCGACCATGACGACGCTCGCCGGCAGACCGCTCCTCGATGCGCACTGGACCAGCGAGTCCGGTGGCGAGGGGCATGTCGTCTTCACCGCCGAGGGCATCCGCTGCGCCAACTGCGCGCGCAGCATCCGGCGCGCGCTCGACGCCCTGCCCGGCGTCCGCCGGGTCGACATCAATGTCGTGGATGGCCGGGTCTCCGTCGTGTGGGACAGCGGGCGCACCAGCTTGGGCGCGATCCTCGGCAGCGTATCGCAGGCAGGGTTCCGACCTGTACCTCTGGTCGGGGTCGCGGCGGCGGCGGCGCAGCGTGAGGAGCGACGCGCCGCCCTCAAGCGGATCGGCCTCGCCGGCATCGGGGCGATGCAGCTGATGATGTACGCGGCAGGTCTCTGGGTCGGCGCCTTCCAGGGCATCGACCCGCGGATCGCCGACTATCTGCGCTGGACCTGCCTGCTGATAACCACTCCCGTGCTCGCCTACTCGGGCGCTCCCATCCTGCGCGGCGGACTGCAGGACCTCCGCCGCCGGACGCTCGGCATGGATGTCACGGTATCGCTCGCGCTGCTGCTCGCCTATGGCGCCAGCGTCATCAACACCGTGCGCGGCGTCGGCGAGGTCTACTACGACTCGGTCGCCATGTTCATCCTGTTGCTGCTGCTCGGCCGCCAGCTGTTCGTCGCGCTTGACCAGGCCCATGGTGTCCATGCCCATCGACGCGGCCAGGCGCCGGATCAGCTCGGACGGCTGCACATAGGTGGCGATCCCCTCGGGCCCCAGCGTCTGCTGCAGCAGCGTCATGAACCGGGCGGTCTTCTCCAGGTCGTTGCCGCGGCCAACGGCTGCCAGGCCCACGCTCACCACCGGCTTGACCAGATTGTTCGGCAGCTTCGGCAGCTTGCTCTCGCGCCAGAGCAGGGCCAGCTTCCTTGAGATGTAGGGCTGCTGGAACTCCACCGTGAGGATGGAATAGATCGCGCCGAGCGACTGCTCGATCTGCAGCGATTGCAGCCGCACTTCCTCGGCGGTGGTGCGCTCGCTGTCGCGCACGTCCATCAGCATGAAAGCCTGGGAGAGGCGTGCCTCCACCCGGGCCAAGCCCTCCATGGCAACCCGCAGGTCGCCGCCCTTGTTCACCTGGATGGTGAACACATCGTCCGGGTTGCCCGGCACGAACGCACCATTGGCAGCCTCGGCCAGCTGCTTGGCATTGGTGACGCCCGACGGCTTGACCAGGTGCTTCACCTGGGCGCTCACCAGTGAGCCCTCGGCGATTGCCTGGCTCAGGGCCTCAGCGGTCTGCAGATCGGCCTGGCAGGCGGCTTCGATGTAGCCGGGCGAGTAGTCGCTGCCATCGATCCGGTACATCCGCAGCGGCAGCCACGGTGATTCCGCGAGCTTGGCGGTGCCACGGCTGCCAGGGATCTCCACGCCCTTGATCTCCTGATACCAGGAAACCTGTTCGTCCTCCCATTCGATGTGGGTGTAAAGCCGCACCACCCGGTCGTATTCGCTGGTGTCTTCCTCCTCCTCGTGCTGCATCGTTTCCGTCTCCTCGCCTCGCTCTCGCGGCTCCCCATCCGCCATGGCCAGGGCGTCCTCCACCTTCTGCGGCAGGCTGTCGGCGCTGAGCTCCTCGCAGACGATCGCCTCCAGGGGGCTGCCCATCGGATCGCGTCGCAGCACGTAGCGGTTGAGGTGGAACGCCCGCAACCCCTTGCTGCCCACGTAGCCGAGCACATTGCCGGCCACGATCAGGTGTTGCAGCATTTCGAGCACGGCCACGCGGTCGTTGCTGGTTTCGATGCTGCGCAACACCGCCCGCTCCATCAGCGACAGCGTGGCCTCGAACTCTGATTTGGCCTTGGCAATCTCGTTCGGGTCGGCGCCACCGCGAATCAGGTCCTGCTCATCGGCGGCCTGCTTCAGCTCGTCGAACGTGAAGCGGAAGAACGTCTCCGTTGGCGGCAGGAGCGCCAGCACCAGGCGGCTGGCGATGTTGTGAACGCCGCGGGCGCCGATGCCATTCCACGGCAGCGGATAGGTCTCGGCCTGATTGCGGACGTAGCTGTCGTTCTGCGGGATCAGATAGGGCAGGGTCAGCCGTGCTGCGCTGCGCGCACGCTGCAGGTAGATGTTCCGATCGCTCTCCAGCTGGGCATAGCGCTTCTCGCAACTCATGGGTTCAGCCTCCGATGTTCAGGCCAGCGCCTGCGGCCTGGCTGGTGCCGCCGATCCGCAGCGGTGATGTTGTGGTGCGGGCGCCACGGCGCACCGGCGCGGGCCGGGTGACGGCAGCGGCGGGGGCGCTGGTGGCAGGGCCTGCGGCCAGCACCTTCATCGAACTGGCGACGGCCTGGGTGGCCAGGCGCGACTGGGCGATCTGTTGCTGCTGCTGTTCGCTCTGCAGCTGCAGCTGGGCCACGGTGGCCTCCTGATCAATCGCCGCCTGCTCTGTTGCGCTCTGGAGGCGCTGCATTTCCTCTGCCTGCCGCGCTGCCTCCGCCGTGCGTTGCGCAGCCAGGCTCTCAAGCTGCGATCGGATGGCCGCACGCTCATCCCTGACGCGCCTGGCCTCGGCGATCCGCCCATCTGCGGCCTGGGCGACAAACCAGCTCACCCCTGGCTGCGGGGCGACGCTGGGGCTGTCTGCAATCGCATTCAGCTGGTCATCCGGCAGGCTCCTTACGGGCGCACCAACGCACATGGCTCACACTCCGATGTTGAGGCCGGCCCCGGCGGATGCCGCCGTGGCGCCGGGCGCGATCTTCAGGCCGCTCTTGCGCTTCTCCTTGGGTTTGGCAGCGGTGGTGGTTGCGGCCTCCGCCGGTTGGGACTGGGTGACGGCAGCGGCGTAGGCGCCCTGCTGCTGAGCTGCCAGCTCGCTCGCTGCCATCTGCTGCTCCTGCGCCAGGCGGGCGCGCTGGTCATTGGCCTGGGCGTTGGCCTGATCGATCTGCATCTGCAGCTGCTGCGCAAACTGCTGCTGCTGCTGCGCCGATTGCGCCCGGTAGGTCTCCAGAGCTGCAGCGTTCCGGTTGATGTCGTCCTGGCTGGGGCCCTGATAGACGATCTGCGGTGCCTGGGGCTGGCTGCCGAAGCACATGGTCAACCTCCTGTGGTGATGTTCAGGCCGGTGCCGGCGGCCTGGGTGGCGGCGACAGCGCGATCAATGCGCAGGCCGCGCTTGCCGGTGGGACGGCTGGCGGTGGCGCGATCGGAACCGATCACCGGTGCCTGCGCCGTCTTCTCCGGCGGGGGCGTGCCGATCAGCGCGGCGATGCGCTGGGCATTGGCGGCGGTCTCGTTGGCGCGGCGGGTCTGCAGGTCGCGCAGATCGGTCAACACCTGCTGCTGACTGGTCAGCGCCTGGTTGAGCTCAGCCTGTTTGAGCTGCGCGGCGCCGTTCTGGGTGGCACGCATGGCATCGAGCTGCATCTGCAGCTGACGGTCATACGCGCCGGTGTCCGGCATCGTGATCACCGCAGGGCTGCCACCGCCGGAACACATCGCTCAGTCCTCCTCGAAGCCAACGATCGATTGCTCGCGGTGCAACTGCACGATGTAGCGCACCACTTCCTGCTGACCGATGAAGTGATCGAGCTCCCGATGTGTCATCGAGCGGGATGGTTCTGCGGGAAATGAATCCCGCAGCTTGTCCAGCAACGCATCGGGAACAACCGGCTGTAGCACTGCACAAGTGCAGACATTCAGGCTCAGGCTACCGGAGGCTGCCACAGCCGAGGAGTGCCGGCCGCCAGGTCGTATTCACCGGCCCGCAGGATGCGAGCGCAGCGGGCCTGGGCGATGGCATTGGCGATGGGGACGCCCTTCTTCTGGAAGGCCGCCGCCGTTGCGGCCCACATCTCGATCTCCGTGCGGCATGGGTCGAGCAGCTTGGCGGCACCGACGGCGCCGATGCCAGGGCAGCCGGGGTAGTTGTCTGAGCTGTCGCCGGTGAGCACCTGGCCGTAGAAGGCGCGATCGGCCTGGGCCTTGGATTGCTCGATGAACTCGGCACCACGCAGGTGCAGGCCGGGAACAGTGAGCAGATCCTTGTCCTCGGACACGATCACATCACCGGGTTCGCAGAGGATGCCGAGCACGTCGTCGGCCTCCACGTCAGGCAGGCCACGGATGATCCAGCCACGGGTGTCGGCCGCCTGCTTCACCCAGTCGATCAGCGTGCGGTAGCCGGCCGGCCGGCGGTTGGCCCGGCGGTTGGCCTTGTACTGCGGCCAGATCCCATAACGGAAGCTGGCGCGATCACCAACCGCCAGGATGATTTGCTCGCAATCCGGCAGCGCCTCGCGCACGCTGCCGATGAACTGTTGAATGCCGTCCTTCGCCTCGTCGTGACGGCAGGCGTAGGTCCACACATCCGGCTCCCATTCCATTTCGTACTCGCACGCTGAAGCGATGCGGTACAGGTAATACTCAAGATCGATCAGGGCTTTCATTCGCCCACCTCCGGCAGCGGCAGAAGGATCTCCTCCAGCTCCTGGTCAGCTCCCCAACGGGCGGCTTGGGTGGCGATCCACGTTTCACGATTCAGTCCAAACGGTGGTGCTGCGTTTCGCCACTGCTGCACTAGCTCCGGCGGTGGGGTGATCGGGTGTTTACTCATTGCCCCTCCTCCCTCTCAATCCCCAGCATCACCTCGGCAAAGCGGATGTAGCCATCCCACCAGCCGATGGCATAGGTGCTGACGGCATCCTTGTGCAGGACACGGGCGCGTTTCAAGATTCGAGTGAGAGCTGCTCGGTCGTAGGCGAGGTCTGTTCTGGTGTCGGCGTCGGTGTCGGGCATGGCTTGATGTTGCGAGGGTCGCGAATGTTGAACGTGACGGCAATGCTTCCACCAGTTGCGGATGCCATCACGCTGCGGCTGCGCACCGTCAACACGGTGCAGCGTCTCCAGTTGCCGCCGTTCAGGGCCAGCACCTCCTGGCCCGGTTCGTAGTCATCGGTCCAGGTCATCCGTGGTGCCTTCTGAATGCGGCCATGTCTCTCAGTTCCATGTCCTCAAACTCCGGGTGTTCTTGAAGAAATGCCCGGCTGGGTAGCACCACGTCGCGGCCGGTCTTGTTGAACTGCAGAACCGACCACTTTCCGGTGATCAGTCCCTGTTCCAGGATCCGCTGCAGTTCCGCGTGACTCGTCAGCTGCATCGGTTTCCTCCGTGTGAATCCAGCGCAGGTAGTCGGCCCATCGCTCGGGGGTGAGCGGGGTGTCAGTGGCCACGCCAGGCGGCAGCGGCGGCAGGGCGCGGTCATCGGCCTCAAACGGCACATAGGCCGCGGCATTCACCGGGTCCGGCGCAGCAGCCAGTGATCGCCGGGCGGTGGGCAGCGCTGCCAGCTGCGTCGCCGTGGGCATCAGAAACGGCGGCAGCTCTGCCTTAAACCCCCAGCTGCGATTCGCCAGGCCGTTCTCGGTGCGATACAGCGGCGCCATCAGCTCCTTCCAGGTGGGATACCGGGTGAACTGACCAGGTGCGAGGCCCTGGATCCACTGCTCGGCAGCCCACAGGAACTGCGTCTCATTCACCTCGGGGAACTCACTGGTGAAGCTGTGGAACTTCAACCGGCAGATGTGCGGCGACCAGCGATCGGCCTCCTTGATCCGCAGCTGGGCAGCGATCATTTCGGCGGCTGCCAGGAATGTCTCGGGGGTCAGGCGGTTTCGGGCCATGCGTCCAGTGCGGCGAGCATTGCGGGGTCCTTCGGCATCAGCCGGCCGGCGGCCACAACGGCCGGCGCCGGGGTGGTGGCAGGGCCAGAGCCCGCCAGGTATTCAGGCTTCAGCGCCTGCCAGCCGTGCTCATTGCCGGCCTGGCACAGGGCCAGCTGTTGCGCATCGGGCAGCTGCGCCACCCGATCAGCCGAGGCCTGCCAGGCAGCGCGGGTCCAGGTGGCGCGGCCCTGATGCTTGCTTCGCCGCGCCTCGCACCACCAGCTCAGCAGCAGCGGCGCCGCGTCGAGGCAGATTGCATCGGGCAGGTCTTCCACGCTGGGCATGAACCGGGTCATCCGGCCGGCGGCCGGTGCGGCGGACGCCTCCGCTGCGACGGGTTCGGGCGCCGGCGGGGCGATCACCACCGGGGCGGGCGGCACCAGGGCCAGTGGCGGGACGGGGGCGCCGGCGTCGACCACGCCGTAGGCGCCAACCGTTGGATCCCACAGCTCGATCCGTTCCAGCGTGCCGAACGGATGGCGGCATTTGGCGCATTGCCGGTAACGGCGCAGGCCCTCCAGAACGCGCTTGGTATCGCGGACGCGGGTGTGACCGTGACCGCATTGGGGGCAGTTCATGCCATCACCCCCCAGTTGATGGTGATGGCGTCGTGCAGGCGGCCATCGGCGATGGCTTCGGCCACCTGGAGCCGGGTCATGCCGGCCATGGCTTCCTGCAGCTGGGACACCAGCAGCTGCCAGGTCTGGCGGGTCACCGCTTCGTCGTTCGCATGAACGTCCACGGCGGCAGCTTCCTCAATGCGGCGCTGCAGGGCGGCGCGGCGCTCGGCATCGGCCTTGGCGGCGGCGGCAGCCTTGGCCTGCTCCTCGGCTTCCGCAGCGCGGCGCTCGGCATCGGCCTGGGCCTGGGCGGCAGCGGCGGCCTGGGCCTGGGCGGCGGCGGCCTTGGCTTCCGCCTCGGCGATGGCATCAGCAGCGGCGGCCTGCGCCTCGGCATCGGCCTTGGCCTGGGCATCGCGCTGACGCTGCGCCTCGCGGTCTGCCTCCTCCCGCTGCTGCGCTTCGGCGCGCAGGCGGGCCAGCTCAGCCGCTTCCGCCTCGGCCTGCTCGGCCTTGGCCAGGGCGGCCTGCAGCGCCTGGCGTGACTTCACCACGGCCGCGGCCACCTTCTCCTCGAACTCCTCCAGCCCGTCGAGGGTCTCCATGTCGAGCAGGTCCAGCCGTTCGCGGATGCTGGCGCTGGTGGCATCGAAGCCCACTTCGCCGAGGTTGACGGCGCGATCGAGCCGGAACTGCAGGGCTGCCACCCGCTCGGCTTCGCGGCGGGCGATGGCATCGATCGCTTCCTGGTGGGGAAGGATCAGTTCATCCACCTGGGCCATCAGCTCCTTGGCCTGTTCATCCACCCGCTTGCCATAGGCAAGGGCGTAGCTCTTGGCCTCCTTGCGTTCCGATTCAATCCGGCCGCGCAGCTTGCGCAGCTGGAAGATGTAGGAGCGGGCGGCCTTGTTGCCTTCCTTGCTGTCGTACTCGAACGATGGCGTCGCAGTTTGCTGCGCCTCCTTGATGTCATCCAGCAGTACCTGATACTGCGTGATGACGATCGGCTCGTTGGCTGTCGCCAGTGTTGCGGTCATGTGTAGATCACCTTGATTGCGATTTGCTGTTGGCTGCGTGGTGCTGGTTCCCACTGCGCTTCGATGCGGCGCAGCACCGTCACCCGGTCGTCGGTCCAGACGACACCCTTGCCGGCATCCAGAACGGCGCCCTGCAGGTTGTCGAGATCGCTGGTGCCAGGCCCGTAGAAGGTGAGGTGCAGCGCGACCACTTGGCCTTTCTGTAGTGGCGGGATGGTCCACCACTCGGCAAGAATCGCCCGGCACGATTCCATCCAGGCCCGATACTTGCTGTCCTTGAAGGCCTTGCCACGGCCGAACCGTGGGCGGCTCTTGGGTTGCAGCGGCAGGGGCACGACGAAATCGGCCGTGCGAACTTGCGTCATCAGAACGGGACCTCCTCGCTGTCATCCGGCCAGCCATCAAGGGCGGCAGCCGGCGTTGCAGCCGGGGCCGGGGCCTGGCCCTGAGGTGCGGTGCGGGTCTCCTGGCCGGTCAGCACATAGCCGGCCTCGGGTTCGCCGAACGCTTCGCCCACATCAGGCGCCTGGTACTCCACCAGGTAGAGCACACGCACGCCCTGCAGGTTGAGGCTGATGCCTTTCCCGGCCTCGGGGTTGGACCAGTGCCAGATGTCGAACGCCACCTTGCCGGTGCTGCCGTTGCCGATCAGCACGTCCTTGGGCCACAGCGTTCCCGCTGCGTCCTGCACCAGCGGCGGGCTCAGTTCATGGCCGCGGCTGGTGACCACGTTCCGGGCAAAACGGAACTGCCAGAGGTTGGTTTCGTCGCCGGCCTGATCCAGGTGGGTCTTGAAGGGCAGGCCGTTTGGGCCGGGCCGGGCGGCATTGCCGTGGCGCTCAACGAACTCAGCCTTCAACTGCTTCACAAACGCCTGCGCCTCGGCGTCGCCCTTCTCCAGCAGCAGGTCGCAGGACCACTGCTCCCGCTCGCCGGGCTTGCCCCGGTTGACCACGCCGGGCTTGCAGACCTTGGCCCACTGGAGCGAACCAGCGGGCGACACGATGACTTTGGATCCCATCAGCTCTGAACGGATGCAGATGCGCTGCAAACGTACAGCGTTGATGCCTCCTAGGCAACACCTAGGACCGTCTTAGGAGAGTCCTAGGAAAAGACGTAGGGGTTCTGGCCGATGCGAGCCGGGTTCAGCGTGCCAACCATTGGCGGCGCTGGCAGGCCAGGAATGCCGCTGTGTGTCGTGATCTCGGCTCGGATTTCATCAAGCCAGTCCGGCATGTAAAGGGAACGCAACTCGCCAAGCAGCGTTTGGTGCAGCCACTGAGCCCGAGCTGGCGTCACGGCAAAGCAATCGTGATTTGTCAGGACGTGTGCGCTCACTGCTTCAGCCCTGCAGATCACGGCATGGACCAAGGCCGCGTCAAACGAATGCACCAGGTTGGCGGTGATGCTTCGGTTGGTTGCCAGCACGCTCAGCTCGCGCCGGCGCTCGTCGCTGTCAGGTGTCTCCCATCCCCTGGAGCCATGCAGCAGCGTGTGAGCTGGCGCATGAGCCCGCCGCTTGCCGCCTAGCACCACCGGGAAACCGCTCGGCGACGTCCAGCGCAACTGCTGCTGCTGTTTCACCACGGCGGCGCTGGCTCCCTTCAGCCAGTCCTTCAGCGCCAGCAACGGCGCCAGCTCTGGCTGAAGGGTCTCCTTCATCAGCTTCGCCAGAAAACGCGCCGGAATCACCACGCTGCGCTCGTATTCACTGGCCCGCTTTGGCAGCGCCGCATTGCGCAGGTGGTCCGCCAGACCATCGAACAGGCTCTGGAACTGCCCTCCATAGATGGCCGCCATCACCGGCTCCTTGCACAGCGAGCGGGTAATGCCGATCTCCAGCCACTGCGCGGCATGGCGTTGATGGGATGGCAGCCCCGCCTCCAGCTCACGCTGCAGCGCGGCCACCAGCTCATCGGCCACCCGCTGATAGATGTCGTGCCGGGTAGACCCGATCAGATTGGTTTCACGCGCCAATCGCTCGTCGCGCACCAGGGCTGCGGCGATGCCCAGGCCAGAGGTGGTCTGATCGAGGCGCACCGGCGCACCGATCGGGGTTGCCGGGTCCCCCAGCCACAGCCGAAAGGCGCGGGCCATCTGCAGGAACTGCCAGGGATCGGCGGCATCACGCCAGAGCTCCACCTGATCCAGCGGCGCGTCGGCCACGGCGACCAGCCGATCGATGTTGTCCCGCCCCCAACGCAGCCGTTCATCCCAGCTGGCACGGCTCAGCCCCCAGTGGCCAGCGCAGGCCCGCAGCATCCAGTCGGCGGCCTCCTCGTCGCAGGGCTCGGGCGGTAGCCACAGCAGCGCCTTTTCGTGGTCAGGCCCCTGATGGGTGGTCGTGCGATTGGCGGTGTAGACCCGCCCGCGAAAGTCCAGGTCGTAGCGGAACCAGATCGATTGTCCGGCAAGGCACTGCGCCTCGCGGATCGCTTCGTCAATGCGCTCGCGGGCACGGCCATGCTCCCGTTCATCAGCCCAGGCGGCCCGCGCCTGCCGTCCCCAGTTGGCCATCGCCTCGCGGTCGGTCGCGTCGTGCGGTCGCGGCGGGGCTTGCGCCGGATCGCGGGTCACAGAGAACAGGCCGCGGATGTTTGCCGCCCATGCCTGCTGCTGCACATCGGCCATCCAGGGGTCAACTGTCACCGACTGGGCCTCCAGCCGCTGCACGGCAGCCAGCGGAGCCGGGCCGGCCTGCTGCATGTAATCCGTCGGGGCTCCGTCGCGCCGTCGCACCAGGCCGGCGTAGCCGTCTCGCGGTTCGGGTGGCGTCAGCTGGGGCCGGCCGCGCTCTGGCCTGATGTCAAGGGGTATCGAGCGCGCCAGCTCCAGCGTTGCCGGTGTTGCCTCCACCATCAGCACCATGGCGCCCCGCACTGCCTGGGAGACGATCTGCACCAGGTCGGTTTCGGAGACGATCAGCCGCAGCAGCAGGGACCCCACCGATACCCGATCGTGCTGGGTCCATCGATCCGCTGGCAGGCGGAGGCTGCGCAACGTGCTGGGGGCCAGCACCGTTCGCTTGCCTTCATGCCGGAGCAAGAGCCGCAGGGTGTCCCGGTCGTGGTGCTTGATTCGCCCGGCTCGCACCTCGTCCTCGATGGCGCGGCCGATGGCCATGGCCAGCTTGCGGTGGCGATGCCTTGCGCTGATCCCGTCGAGCACCTTGGTCAGCGCCACGCTGGCGACTGGCCGGACGCCCACCGTGGCGAAGTGCAGCAACAGCGGCAGCGCCTCGTAATGGGGGCCAGCGATGGCCGGGTCCACCACGAAGCGGGTCATCAGCGCATCAAGCGCGTCGGCCAGGGCCTGCCCATGGGTGGCAAACAGAGCCCTGCCGTACTCGGTTGAGCTCTCCTGGCCGCGGCTGATCAGGCGGGCGCGGATGGCCCGGGCAGATGCGATCTGCTGCTGCGTCGGCATCAAATCCACAGGGGTGGACGCACGTTTTCTGATTTCGCGCCGCATCCAACTGGGGTTTTCAGCGGCTCGACCGCTTCACCCTCGCAGAGCCGCGTTTCGCCTGCCACAGGCTGCTGTTTCGCTTAACTCTGGGTGGATGCAGATGAGCAGAGCGGTTTTTAAGTCCGCTGCGTCTGCCATTTCCGCCATGCTCCCGCCAGTAAGCATAAGGGATCTGGGGTTTTTGGGGCGCTGCGTGCTGCGCGTCGCTGCCGATCGCTGCGGCAGCAAAACGCCCCCGGTGGACGCATCCACAAACGGGGGCGTTGGCGTGGGCTGGTCAGGCCTCCAGCGCACTGACGCAAGCGCTCAAGGCGTCGGTGTTCAGGTGCAGATAGCGCTGCACCGAGGCCAGCGATGTCCACCCGCCAAAGGCCATCAGCTGGTGCAGGGGGATGCCACGGCTGGCCAGCCTGGAGGCACAGGTGTGGCGTGTGATGTGGATCGTGAGCGAGCGGTCCTCGCCCAGGCCGGCGGCCTGTTTGGCCGTGTCCCAGCACCACTGGAACTGTCGGTAGGAGTAGGGCCACACGTGAGCCGCTGGCAGGCCTGCGGTGTGGTGAGGCAGCAGGGCATCAACAGCCCGCCTGGTCAGCGGGACGGTGCGGGGTTTGCCGTTCTTGGTGGCCCAGAACGTGGCGCGGGCTTTCACCAGGTCGACGTGCTCGCAGCGCAACCGCTCGGCCTCCCCCCACCGGCAGGCGGTCTCCAGCAGGAACACCAGCAGATCGGCAGCCGCTGGCTGGCCCAGCTGGCGAAACGCCAGGCAAAGCCGGTCGCGCTCGTCGTCGCTGATCACTCGATCGCGGTGGCCTCCGTTGCGGAGTTGCTGCGGCATCCGCGGCAGCTCCACCAGGTGGCCATGAAGCTGAGCGTCGGCCAGCATCGCTCGCAGCGCCGACACCTTGCGGTTAACGGTCGATGGGCGGTTGCCACCGGCGAGCAGCTTCTGGCGCCAGGCGTCGACGGCTGGCGTGGTGATGGCCTCCACCGGGCAGCCGCTGCCGAAGTGGTCGACCGCCTGTTGGCTGTAGATGGCAGCGGTTCGCTCGTAGGCGGTGCCGTCCCAGCGCACCCGCAAGCTCAGCGCCCGGGCGTCGGCCAGTGTGAACCCCACGGCGGGGTGGGCATCGCGCTGCAGCAGCTGTTCCAGCAGTTCCCGCTTGCGCTGCAGGGCGTCGGCCTTGCTGCGACACCGGGCGGTGCGGCGAGTGCCGTTCACCGAAACGTCGGCGATCCAGGTGCCATCAGGCGCCTTTCTGACTGATCCGGCCATGGTGTGGTGTGGTTGCGAGTGGTGATCAGGTGGTTTCGAGTTGCCTCAGCAAGGCGCGGCCCTTGGCTGAGAGGCGCACCCGAAACCGGCGGGGCTCGGCGGGGTCCTTGAAGGTCTCCACCAGTCGGTAGCCGGCTCCACCGCGGCGGTCGATCGCCCCCAGGGAGGCGACGCCGCGAGAGACGGAGCCGTTCGTGAGGTTCAGGGCCTCCTCCAGCTGGGCAAAGGTGACGCCTGCCGCTCCCGCGCTGGCGACCTCAAGAAACAGCTGCGCCCGATGGAGCGGAAACTCTGTCGGGTCCAAAGTTGCGAAAAGGCCCAGAGCCCTTTGCAGTTGAGCCAGATCCAATGGGAAACACCTAGGAAACTCCTAGGCGCACTCTGGCACCGCTGCACAGCTAGGGAGTGGCGCCCCCCATGGCGCTGATGCCAGACAGACCAGTGATACCAGTGGGAGCCGGCCGGTAGCTCGAAGCTGATCAGCAGCGAAACGCGCATAATGCTCTGCACCTATGCAAGTGGAACAAACGTACTGGAGATCAAGGCCTTGGCCTCGGGGGTCAGGCGCAGCTGTTCACCTCGGCGATGCGGGTGGGGTCTGGCCTCCACCAGCTGCAAGGCGCTGTCGACATAGCGGCCGTGATCCCTGCGGCCACGGCCGATCAGCGAGCACACCACCCGTTTCACCTCCGTTTCGTTCATCCCGGTGATCTGCACCAGGTCGGAGCGGTGGTCGTAGCCGGCGGCGATCCACAGCAGCACCTCAGCGACTGCTGCATGTGGCGCATTCGCCCGGGCGGTCTTGAAGGCGGTGCGGATGCCGCCCAGCATCCCGGCCACCCGCTCGGCAGCCTGCTGTTCGGCATTCATGCGCGCCTCCTGCTGCCGCGCAGCCGCGTGCGGTTTTCGGGGGTGTCCATCAGGCCATGGGCCAGCAGTTCGGCGCGGGTGGCGGCGTCGATTGCCTGCCAGGCGGCTACGGCCTGGTCGCGGCGCTGCCTGGTCACACGGTCGTGCACCTTGGCGCCGGCTCGATGCCAGCGCCACCAGCTGGAAACAACCCAGCACGGCACCAGGACAAACCCCGCAAACACGGCAACGCAGGGCATGGTTGCGGCCTTGATCAGCCACGGGATACGGCGGCGGCTCATTGGTTCACCTTCACCAGTAACCCGCGGGCGATGGCCAGCGCGTCGGCGGTGTCCGCCCAGTCGCTGCAGCCGGGCGGAAGCCCGACCACCTGAGCGGCTAGCAGATCGGACAGGACCCGCAGGCGCGGGCCCACCAGGGCGGTGATGAGCGCCCGCTCGTCGGGCGTGAGTTCGGCGGTGGTCATCGATCAGGCCTCGGTCCATGCAGTGGGGCACCAGATCGGGTCTGGCTGGTAGGCGTTGGTCTGCTGGCGCCACTGCTGGAACGCTTGCAGCTCCTGCCGGTGCGGGCACGTCTCCGGGCAGGTGGTCTCGCCGCAGTAGAGCGACCGGCACGGCATCGGATAGAAACGAGTTCGGGGCATTGGATGGCCTCGGGGTGGTGTGGTTGGCGCCGGATTGGGTGCGGCTCCGGCGGGCCGCTGTGGTTCACCAGTGGGTGGCCGTTTGCACCTCACGGGCGACCCTCTCGGCGTGGAGGGGCAGCCGGTCAATCTGCAGGCCGCAGCCGCAGTCGCGGCCGGTGCGCTGGATGCAGCGATGCCGCCGGTCCTGAAGCTCCTTCCAGGCGATGAAATACGCCGGGCTGTCTTTGATCCCTCGGCGCATGCACGCGTCCCTGTGCCAACGGTCTTCAGCCACCAGGCGCCGGAGGAGCTCGGTTTGAGTCAGTGGTCCCCACTTCGCCGCATCGTCTGCGCGGCGCTGTGGCGGCCATTGCTTCATGTTCGACTCCCCGGCCGTGACGTAGGCGGGCTCCTGTGTCGTGGTCGTCATCGGTGATCCTCTCGGTGTGGTGTGGTCGCTGCCTGGAGGGCAGCAGGGAAGCCGCGGGCGTCGCCGCCCTGGGCCTCCGTGCTGCCGTCGATCAGCCGCAGAACACGTGAACCCCGCCGCTGCTGCAGCGCTCGTCGCGGTAGCCGTCAAAGGTGAGCTCTCGCCAAGCCGCCTCCCAATCGATGCAACGGACGGGCCAACCGGCATCCGCCGGGATGGCGCCGATCTCCTCTGCCAGTTCCTGGGCGTAGTCCTCGCCGCTGGTGTGGACCCCGCGGTAAACGTCGCGGAAGGCGTCGATCGTGACGGTCTCGCCCTGGTTGTCGCATTCGATCCGGTAGGCCTCCAGCTCGTCGTCGTCGCCGAGCTCGGCCGCGACCTGCGCCCACTCGATCAGCTGCGCCAGCTCCGGCCATTCCGTCCGGCTCAGATAGCCGGGCAGGCCGCAGGAATCATGAACGGCCCATTCCTCCGCCCCTGGTTCAGGGCTGCCCTTCAGAACCCAGTCGATCGCCTCCTGTAGGTCGTCGACGTCGTGGCATTCCTCCAGATCAATCCAGGCCCCATGAAGGCGGCCGGCGTTGTAGGCGGCGAGACACGCCACGTAAACGCCCACGGCGGGGCATGTGGTGGCGATTGCTTGCGGCCTGGTTGTGGTTGTGGTGGCCATGGGTGGCCCTCCTGTGCGGTGTGGTGTGGTTGCTGCCTGAGGGCAGCAGAGAGGCCGCGGGCATCGCCCTGGGCCTCCGTGCTGCCGTCGATCAGGCCGGGACGATCCGGCCGCCCTCCCGGCGCCAGCGGCGCCCGGTTGGCGTCTGCTGTGGCGTCCGCTTGATCGGGCCGCGGCTGCCCCGCCCTAGCTGCCAGCCCTTGCCGTGGCAGGCGAAGCAGACCCCGCCCGCCACGTGGGCAAACCACGGCAGCGAGCCGGTGCCGTTACAGCCCCATGGGCATTCGTAGGCGTTGGGGTTGCCGGGCCATGGGTTGGGCAGCGGTTCGCGTGTCAGTGCGTCCATGGCTCAGAACCTCCGGGCATCCATCCGGGCCAGCTGCTGGCGCTTCAGCTCCGCCAGCGTCTCCCCGTCGACCAGCTGCAGCGAGCCGGCCCGCAGGTGAGCCGCCAGCCAGTGGGCATCCCTCGCGCTGATGTGCAGGCCATCGACCGCATACCGGCGCGCTTGACGCCTCAGCCGGTCGCGTAGCTGATCAGCGCGCCGGCCTTCGGCCGTGTCCAGGTCAAACAGTCCGCCCGGGCGGCAGCAGGCCGGAGCCGGCAGTCCCGGGCCGGTCCATGCCAGCCCCAGCCGGCCGGTCTCCAGCTCCTCCGCCAGCTCAGCCGCGCCGGCCTCCAGCGCCTCCAGCGCCACAGCCACAAAGGCGCCCATGAGCGGGCGGGCCGGTAGCGGTGTCGTGTGTGTCGTCATCGGTGGTCCTCTCGTGTGGTGTGGTGTGGCCGGGTTGCAGGCCCCGGCCGGGCCTCGCCCCTCAGGGCCCCGGGAATCGCTCAGGCATCGCCCTGGGCGGCGCCGGTGTCGTCGCCTCCGTCAGCCATGCCGGCAACACGTATCGGGTGGCGTCCGCATAGGTCGGCCCGTAGACCGCCTGCATCCAACAGATCCAGCCCGCAACAGCCGCCAGCGGCACAGCAGCGCCGATCAGCTCAGGAATCCAGCGCCGCATCAGATCGCCCCCAGCGCTGCCAGCAGATCAGCCCGGCGCCCATTGCGCGCTAGTTGGCGGTGGCCGGCATCCCGGGCCATCGCCCGCAGCTCCCGAACCGTCAGCGCCCCCAGCTCCGCCAACGCGTCGCCGATCGGGTGCGCCATCGGTGCAGCCGGTGCCATCGGCGCCCGCTCGATCTCAGCCGGTGCCGTCGCCCTGGCCGGTGCCATCGGCGCCCGCCAGCCGGCCGCGGCGCCCGCCAGACCGATCAGAGCCACGCTCAGCTCCCTAACCGCCAGCGCAACCGCCAGCCCCAGCAGCAACAACAGCTCGACCGGGTGCAACTCCCCCAGGCCCGCTGCGCTCGTCTCC